TTTTGCCATTCATTACTTGGAATCGCAATAATTTTCCATTCATAATGGAATATTTGATCTCATTAGCCATGTGCCCAGCCCTCTTTACTATCGTTTCTATCTTGTTCTTCTATCCAACGAATTTGATAATGTTCAATCCATTCTTTTTGTTTATCAGTTAACCCATCTTGTTCACAAGCAGATACATGCTCTAAACCATGCTTATCGCAATAATCAACATATATCTCGACTAACCATTCAAGTCCATTCATGATTCAACCTCTTTTAGTTTTTGTAGTTCAATAGGTTTTTTTGATTTAAAAATGCTATAAATTCTTAAACTATAATTTTCTTCTTCAAACCATTCAGGATCATATTCAAATTCAGGATGCATTTCTTTGCACATATCTTCAAAGAATTTCTGTTTTAAAAATTCTTTATTTTTTTCATTCATAAAGAAATAAGTTTTAGAACTATTCGTATGATGTTGTTCGAGCGAATCGTCGTAAAACATTACGCCACCAACAACAAGGTAATAAGTTCCTTTTAAGTCATTCATAGTTTTAAATGGTTAGTTTCCATATCTAAAGCAGTCATGCTTTCTTGAAATTCTCTAGTGCTGATTTGTTCAGCAAACCATTGTTTTTCAAGCTCTGCTTTTTGTGCATTTTTTAATGCTAGAAATTCTTTTATTTTGCTCATTTTCTTATCTATTTCGTGCATAATCAGACAATGAAGGATGACCATTATAGGAGTAATAGTCTTTACCTATGCAATGCTCTTTGAATGCTTCATCAAATTCAACTGATCCTTCTTTGATGTTTGGGTGATCCTCTAATATTTCTTCTTTAATTGACTCAATTTCTGCTTCTGTAAATTGATTAGACATGGTTTAAAACCTCGTTTTTGTTTGTGTTGGTTTA